AAAAAATTGATTAAATTATATTATATAATTAAAAATAAAAATGGAACATCAAGATTGGAACAAAGTTGTATTTTCAAATAAAAAAGCACAAAAACCTCCAGTAAAAAATGTAGTTAAAAAAGATCCAAATATTGTAGAAAAATTAGTAGCTCCAACAAATTTAGGTGTATTAATTTCACAAGCTCGGACTACAACTAAAAAAACAAGAAAAAATATGGCTAATGAATTAGGAATTTCTGAACAAGTTCTAGGCAGATGGGAAACCAATAAAGAAACTCCTGAAAATAAAGATATAGCAAAAATTGAAAAACTATTAAGAATTAAATTACCAAGAGCTCAAAAAGTAAAGATGGATGAAGAATAAAAAAAATATATTTTAATTAAAAAATTGAAATGAAAATAAATATTTTTTAAATAAATAAATAAAAAATGTCCTCCTTACTATTGAACACACATCCTCTATACCCTCAAAGAATTGACACTGATGATGAAAATTATGAACAAAATTGTCCATTCTTTGAAAAAAAACAAGTACCTAGACCTGTATATGAAGATGATGAAGATATAAGTGAACATGAACTTAAAACTAATAGATTTATTTGGACTTGGTATAATAATGCTCCTGAACTAATTTCATTAGAAGATGCAAATATAGAATTTAAAAATGGAAAACCTATTACACCAATTAGGACTGGAATAAAAGGACGAGGTATTTTATCCAAATTTGGTCCTCAACATGCAGCCGATCCAATTGTAACTTGTTATAAAAATAATAGATTAAATTTTCTAGCAGTATTAAGAAAGGATGTAGATATGTATGCAATTCCCGGAGGATTTATAGATCCAGGAGAAACATATCCTGAAACATTAAAAACGAGAATTTTGAGGAAGAAAGTTGTCAAGGAACTGAAGAAGAAATTTTAAATAAAGTTTTTAAAAATGGAGATATTATATATGCTGGACCAACTTTTGATGATCCACGAACAACTGATAATGCATGGATTGAAACTATTGTAGTTCATTATCATATTACAGAAGATCTATCAAATAAAATTAAATTAAAACCTCAATTAGGAGAAACTAAAAAAGTTGAATGGATTGATTGTGATGCAAATTTATATGGAGGTCATTCATATTTTATAAAAATGGTTAAAGATAAAATGTATAAGAAAAAGTATATTGATGCTAGTCCAATTGATTATAAAAAATTTATTGAAATTGGGACAGTATTTCTATATTTAGTTACTTTACTCACTTTAATTTATGTAATTTTAAATTTATATAGTGAGTTAAATCTTGAAGAAAATTTAGAACATTTTGGAAATTCACAATCAACTTGTCCTTTATAAATTATTAACAGTTTAAAATCATAAATAATTTATTTTTTTTATATAAAGCTATAAATACACTTTAAATAAATGTATTTATGGATTGTGATAACAGGTGGGATAGCATCCTTTATATGTTCAATGGGTATAGGAGCTAATGATGCAGCAAATGCTTTTGCAACTTCTGTTGGTGCTAAAACATTAACAATAAAACAAGCGGCTATATTGGCAGTAATTTTTGAAACAAGTGGAGCAGTATTAATGGGTAATCATGTGACAGAAACAATTAGATTCACTTTGTGTAGCCCATCTTAAATTCTCTCTTCTATTATCTAATTTATCTTGATTAATGTGATCTACACTATAATTATCTCCAGGTTTATCTTCAATTCTACGCATAATTATATCATGCAAATATCTTGTATTTCCGTCTACTTTACCGCATATATAACCTCCACCTTTTTGGTAAACTTTCCAAAAATACCATTCACAATTTAAGTTATCTATGAAATTTTCATCAATACTAGATATTTTACTTTGAACATATTGTTTTTCGCCTCTACCATAATTACATCTTAAAAATGAGTAATCTTCTTCATCTTTCATAATAATAAATTATTATTATGAAATTTTAAGTCAATTTTTTTTATTATTTTTTTTAAAATTTTTTGTGACCATTTATGCACTCTAATTACTGTACGCAAGTCCACCCATACCACTCATGATACGGAGAACATTGTAGTTAGTGGCATAGACGCGGACTTTAGCGGTGGCAGTACCTTCAACGGTGGCATTGGAAAGGACGAGCTGGAGTGTAGCATTGTCAATGCGCGAGAAATTGCAAGTGCCAGAGGGCTGGTGTTCCTCAGGGCGGAGGGCGAACGAGTAGACATTGATACCGGTGTCGGGGTTACGAGTGTGCGCCTGGTAGGGCTGGACTAAGTCAAAGTATGTACCTTCACGCTCCGAGAAGCGGTCCTGACCGTTAAGCTGGAGTTTGGCAGTGACAACGGGATTCTCACCCCAGCAGTGGAGGTAGAGCGATGTTTCAGTAAGAACGAATGTACCGGCATCCGAAACAGTGGACTGATCGGTAGCAACGGGTGTGTGACCTAAGTGGGGGACACTGTAGATGCCCGAACCGGGAGGCTGGTGAGGTTGCACACCACCATTGAAATTAGGAGGAGGACCATTCTGGGTAGGATCTAAGCCCTCAGGTACACCAACATTGTTCCATAACCAAGCACCGGTAACATCTTCGGCACCAGCATCAACGAAAAGACCATCAGGTCCAATGAAAGCATTGGAGGTGGGTGTGCCAGGACCTGCACCACCGGCAACCGAGTTAGGACCACCGAAGGAGTGGACCGCATTGGGTAAAGCATCAACAGCATCAGTGTAATTGAAGGGCTGAGCACCTAAGATTCTGTTGAGAAGCTCACCGCAGAGGAGCGACGAACAGTAATCAACATTGGCATCAGGCTGAACAACCCAGATAAGCTCTTTGCAAGGGTGATTGAAGTTAAGTTTAATTTTGTTGGACGATGAACCAACCGATTCATCACCTGTGAACTGAAGCTGTTCAATAAGGTATTCGTGGGGATTCTGCGCCATACGTCTGCGCTCATCAGTGTCTAAGAAGACGTAGTCAACGTAGAGCGAGGCAGCGACAAGCGACTGATTGTAGGCAGTTGTAACTTTGACACTGGCACCAATCTGGCAGTCCGAGAGGGTAGAGACAGCCCATAAGCACTCATCAATAGGGCGGATGTCAAGGTTAATTTTGACTTCGTGGTACTGGAGCGCAAGTGAGGGGAAGGGCAAGACCAGGATTGCGGCAGTACCAGAATAAGAAGGGAACATATAAGGTAGTTTCAGGGAGCGCATTTCTGGGTGTGCAGACCTGTCTGGGAGCATTGGAGTCACAAGGACCATCAATGTCCGAGAACGAGGGATCAGTGATGAAGGTAAGCTGGGTAGTGTTACCAATCATTTTGTAGTAGCCACGTTCCTGTTCCGAGGTGAGGGTGAGCTGATTCCAGATGTGCATCCAGTCACCATACTGGCGGTCAATTCTCTGGCCACCAATTTCAACTTCAACCTGCGAGATTAACTGTTCGCCGGGGAAATCAAGCCATCTAGCGTAGACTTCATTACCAAATCTGGGAACAGCCCCAGGTGGCTGTCCAGCTAAGGGATTAACATTGGGTGAGTTTTTCATAGACTGATTAATTTCAGGAAGTGTAACCTGTAAATAAGTTCTGAAGGCGAGATCGCCATTGCGGCTGATTGTACAGGTTACACGACGACCGAAATCAGCTTGTCCATTGAAAGTCTGTTCAATAGATTCCATAGCAAAGTTAGTGTATCTGCGATAAGTTACCTTCCAGAAGGTAATTTGGGGATTACCAGTAAGGTATACGTCCTGAGCACCATAGGCAACAAGTTGCATTAATCCTCCTCCCATATTTATATAATATTGCTAAAGAAAAAAAAATTAACTAATTACAATTAATTAATTTATTTTTAATTTTACAAAAAAATTAATTCAAATTTAAAATAATTAAATCCATAAAGATCTAATAAAATATTAATATTTGATGAAAAAGTATCATTATTAAAAAATAATTAGAAATAAATAGAAAGAATCTTAATATAAAAATTTATTTAAATATTAGAATATATTAATGCCTAATTTTAAACCAAAAAATTGTAAAAAATTAATAGTGGATGAATCAAAAAGTGATACAGTAGCCAGTAAACATAAAGAATTTCAAAATACTTTTTATGAAAATGAAACTGTAATTATTCCAAAATTAAATCTTCAAATAAAAGAATTAGAAAAAGAATTAGAAAATAAAGATATAACAATAGATAAAAAAATAGAATTAGAAGATAATATTGAAATTTTGAAGAAAGAAAAAGCGAATTATAAAAATTTTAAAAAGGAATATTATTTGGATAATATTCAACATATTTTTTCTTATTTTGAAGCAAAAAAAAATATTTCAAGAGGAGTCCCTAATGATAAAGTTAAGTCTTTAAATAATTTTTTTAATTTAAAAGAAGAAAATAAAAATTTAAATGAAGATAATTTAAATAGTGTCCAAAAATATTTTCAAAATATTAATGAAAGTATTATTGATCAAAATAATTATATTTTTCAAACTGATATTTGTCAAAAATGTTATAAGGGGGAATTAATTCCCATTGAATATGAAGGAATTTTAGTTTGTAATAACTGTTCTAATAATGTGAGATTTTTAATTGAAAATGAAAAACCTTCTTATAAAGAACCTCCTAAAGAAGTTTGTTTTTATGCTTATAAGAGAATTAATCATTTTAGAGAAATTTTAGCACAATTTCAAGCAAAAGAAACTACTTTAATACCTGATCAGGTATTAGAAAATATTAGATCTCAAATTAAAAAAGAAAGAATTGATCTAACGCAAATTACTAACAAAAAAGCTAAAGAAATACTAAAAAAATTAGGCTACAATAAATATTATGAACATATTCCATTTATAAAAGATAAATTAGGTATAAAACCACCTATTATGTCTCCGGAATTAGAAGAAACTTTATGTTAATCTTTTTTCTTCTATTCAAGAACCTTATTCTAAATTTTGTCCTGAAGAGAGAGTTAATTTTTTAAATTATTATTATACTGTTTATAAATTATGTGAATTATTAGATCAAAAACAATTTCTCCCCTTTTTTCCAATGTTAAAAGATAGAGAGAAGCGTATAGAACAAGATGAAATATGGAAAAAAATATGTAATGAGTTAGATTGGGAATTTATACCGACTATTTAATAACCTTTAATTATCTTTTTTTTTTTGTTTTCTTTATATATTTTGTCTTTTTTGTCTTACTCTTTAAATATTTTCTATATTTTGGTTTTTTTGTTTTATTTTTTCCACCCCCTGCTTCTACTTCTGCTTCTACTTCTGCTTCTACTTCTGCTTCTACTTCTGCTTCTACTTCTGCTTGTAGTAGTTCTATCTGGTCTTCTATGTGGACTTGGTGACTTATTTGAAGATAAAGAATCATTATTAAGAACATCATTATAATCTTTGAATTGTTTGTATAATCCAGTTACCAAGAATACTTCAATTAATTTTCTTAAACTATTACCTGTACTTTCGTCATATATATGTGTACCTTTCATTTCAAAAATATTATAATTTTGGTTATATATTAATCTAGGTGTGGTATTAATATATTCATCAACTTTATAGATAGAATTTTCTTTTGGTTTTCTTCTTTGAGTATCATCGTAAGGTTTGGATGATCTAAAATGTTTAGGATCTAACCAAATTTTTTTTATATATTTTTTTATAAAATCTCTATTCTCTGGTGTGTCTTCTTTCATAGCATTTAAAAATTTATAAAATTCTTCTGGAGATGTTTCTACAGAATAATAATCTATAGTAAAATCAGGATCATTACCAAAAGTTCCATGAATTTGATCTTGATATAAAGTAAACCAATGATCTATGTCATACATTTCATTATTCTGTTGACCAAAGACTAAAGCTATAGGCATTTTCATACTCTCTTGAAATAATTCTCTAATATCATTTTCGGTAATATTATTACTTTTTAATGGAATAGCTTTTTGATAATAGCCACCATCAAATTGACCAGTTGTAAGATAATACATTTGTTTTATATCAACTATGAACTTATGTGTCTGTTCCTCATCAAAATTTTTTTCAGGCTGAAGAAGAAATTTTGTAATATATTCCTGAGTTTTTTCTCTTTGATCAATAAATGGGCGATGTTGATTCATAGCTGTAGCTAAAAATTCTAAAAATTTTATATATAAAAAATTAAATAAATATGAATTTAATATTTTCTCTGGTTTAGCAGATCCAAAATATTTTATTTTATATTCTGTAGGAAGACTCAATATAGAACCTGTTATTAAATCTAATTTTTGAGCTAAATAACATGTTCCAGTAACACCATGTTGACACCGATTACGAGTACGTCTAGCAGATTCAGAAGTTACATCCCGCTGCCGCCATCCATAAAAAGCATCTGCTAAATGTGTTGGAGTGCTCATATTATATAATATAA